TAATAAAGTCAAGTATTAAGATATCGAATATTCGATTTTTTCTATTGACATTTACGCATACCATTATATAGGTAGGTATGTCCAACGCACTCTACACTTTACAAGAATTTAATTTATACGATGGTGACCACGAGTATACTCTTCGCTATACCTTCAAGACTAAAGATCACCTTAGATGGACAGATAAAATTCTAATTGAAAAAATGTTTGGCGGTAAGGCAACGCAAGATGAAGATAAGAAAGATCATTGGTGGATAGATGGTGAGCGAATGTGTTCATTAGGATACAGCTATTTAATATCAGTTAAAATAAAAAAACTTTTAAATCATTTCGGAATTTATTAGTGACAGACTTTATCTGTCTGATCCTATCGGTACTCTCAATCATCCTCGGATTTCTTTTCGGAATTTCTTCACACACAAATTTAGCTTTCATATTTTTTCTCGGTGGAATTGTTGGATTTTGTGTCCTTTTCATACAACAGAAATAAAAATATTTTGTCAACCCCCTAAAAACCTAGTAAAATAGCACCTTATTTAAGATATAAAATTAGTCCTAGTACTTGACATGTTATCCTATAATCCATAGGTTTAGACCATATGTACCAAACGAGGAGGATATAATGCGTAATTTATTTGGATGTCTATTCTATGGTGGGGTAATTATTTTAGTTATCTACCCTATAATTTTTTCTTGACAATATTATTTTAGTATGTTACTGGTGCCATAATAATTTAACAAAGGAGATTATTATGGCTACCCAAAGTACAAGTCAATGTTGCACCACTAAAGATAAAACAATTCAATCCCTAAAGAAAGAACTTAAGCATCGTGATGATGTTGTTATGCAAGAAGTAAAATATAAAATATCAGAACGGAATAAGATAAGCAAAGTTAAGAAGATATTAGTTGATACCAAATGGCTTCAAGATTTTGATGAGAAAACTTTAAGGTCATTCAAAGAAATATTTGGGATTGCTTCATGAGTATTGAAAACAAAGGACAGGCATCAGTCACTGTAGAAGACCCGATGACTAAACATTTAGAGAAGGTATCTCAGGATCCCGATTGGCAATACTTTGGATTGAAAAAGAAAGATGTTTCAGCACAGATTTCTAAAGATCTAACTCATTGGATTGAACATGATGCCATACCCCATGATATGATTGGTAAAATTAAAGATACAGACTATAAGAAAACAGTAACAATTCTTGAAACTAAACAAGAAGAAGAAGAAGAGGAACATGCTACTGCCACCTAACGAAATCCATATGAAAGGATCATGAGTAGACTATACCTATAGGCTTCCCTAAGGTGGGAAAAGAGCATAACATATTTTTATAAAAAAGTCAATATCTAATGTGGAATTTTAATCAAGGAACAGTGAGTGACAAGAGGGAAGACCCACCATACACACGTCTTGCCAAAGAGGTGCTGATTCGTGCCTTGACGGATAGCTTAGGAAGTTTGAGCAGTACTAGTGGTAGTACGAAAAGTCAGGTAGGTATTCTGCGAAGTCAAGCAAATGATTTCTTTAGTACGAGCAGACCAAGGTTTATGTTAATCTGTGACATTGCTATGGCGGAACCTAGTTATGTAATAAAAGTACACCAAAGTTTAATTGACCATAAGAAACGTGGAGATCTAAAAAATTTTAGTCTCAAGGTTATAGTAGAGAAATTTATTAAGTATCTATAAATCATGGGTGTGAAAAAAAATAATGAATGGGTTTGGGATACTATTAAAATAGAATTAACAAATCCAAAAGGAGAAACTGTTGTATTAAGAAGTAAAGATTTAAGGGACACTGATATGTCTTCTTTATTTGAAATTATACAACACTATGTTGATAAACAGGGTGGGGAATTAGCATGAAAATATTAATTATTATTCTGTTAGGAACAAACCTCAATTACCTACACTATCCAATGGCGTATGAAGATTGCTTTGCTAGTGGGATGCTTGTGATTAATAAGATTGCCAAGTACTATGATCATACCGAAGAGAAACATCAAGGATACTACACAGGGGACGGAAGATTAGTGGTGGGGCATTATTGTAAATGACTTACATAATAAGATTTAAACGCATGATAGCTAAGGTAAAAAAAGAAACCAAGTGGCGAGATATATTTAAGATTGTTAAAGAAGCACAACGCAGACTAAGGAGGTAAAGGAATGAGCATGGATTGAAATAACATCAAGCAAGATAAATAATTGGGCATGGGATAAACGATGGAAATATCGTGATCCTAATAAATGGGTAAAAGGACATAAGAAATGGAAGGAGGAACATGAGTCAACCAAATGAACCACCACTAGCATTAGAATCGTGGAGGGTTAAAGTTAAATTAAATGATGGTGATGATTTTATATTATATCCAGAGGATTTCTCAGACACTACTAGAAATAATATAATTGAAACAGTATCTACTTACACAGATAATTATATAGACCACTTAAAAGGTAAGTACGCAGGAGAAGTATCAAACAATGAAGACTTACATGCAGAAAACTCTAAACGATTTGTAGATTATAACAATAAAAAAAATTGACTTTTCTAAAAAAGTATGGTATAGGAATATATTGTGACAAAATATGAAATTAGATTATATGGACATGGTGCGTGGGGAAAATGTGAAGTATCTTTTAATCAAGAGCCAACAGTAAAAATGGTTCAAGATAAGGTGGCTTCCTGTCTTAAGGAAGGATCTCTACGATTACATAAAGAAAGATTTTACTCTAACAAAAAAGGCACACCACCACTTAGGTTTACAACTACTTATGAACAAATAGAAACAAAAACATGAACCACTCTCAGCAACTGGCTGTTGTTGAGGGACTTTTTATTCCACCCGAAACAGAAACTAGGATGGATTGCCCTTTCTGCCACAACAGAAATACCCTCATTATAAACACAACTAACAATGCATTAAGCTGGTATTGTTTTCATGCTTCATGCAGTGCTAAAGGAAACAAACGAAAAGAAAAAGATATGCAGTACGTGGCTAGGACATTCAGACAAACACAGGATGATACAGTTAAACACTTTACTGTACCCGATAGTTTTAAATCCGTTTACTCTAGTGAAAAAGCAAAGCAGTATTTACATAAGAATAATTGTTGGGAAGCTGTGGCCTGGGGTCGTGCTGATATTAAGTATGATGTTAAACAGGATCGAGTTGTATTCATGATTAAAGATCCTAAAGATAATAAATATATGGGGGCGATAGGCCGTGGATTAAATGCTCAAGTCTACCCTAAGTGGTATATGTATACCGATAAAAGTATTCCTTTTAAATGTGGGGAATGCAAGGATGCTGTCATTGTAGAGGATTGTGCTTCTGCTTGTGCAGTATCTAATGTTCTTACTGGCATTGCTATTCTTGGAACATCTCTAGTTGAAAGCCATAAGAAATATATTAAACCGTACAGAAAATTATATGTCGCTCTTGATCCTGATGCAACTGTAAATTCCTTTAAAATTACAAATGAATTAAGGTTTCATGGTTTTATAAATGTTCATGTCAAACAAATTAAAGATGACTTGAAGTACTTCAGTACCAAACAGATTGAAAAGATATTTTATGATTAAGAAAACAATGCATGAATTAGCACAGGAATTTCCTGAAAAAACTTACAGGGAATTAGAAAAATATATGGATGCTGATCGGCAAGAAGAAGCCCAACGAATTTTAACCCAACAAGATAATGAAGAATTAAAAGAAGATCAACATAAAGAAAATTGGAAAGAGAAATATGAAAAGGAACACAAGCTTCGTCAGGAGGCTGAAACTAAATTAAAAAAAGAAATTTGTGAGTTAAGACAGGACAATAGAAAGTTAGCCCATGAAATTGAAGACCGAGTAGACAAAGCTAGAAAATCAGGAATGTAATGATTGAAAAACAAATGATTAAACTCTTGTTGCGTAAAAAATTCTATACCCAATACAAGGGACAAATATCTAAGTCTGTATTTGAAGGAAACTTTGGGGCTTTATATGAAACCATACAGAAAGCCCACAATACATACGATAAAGATATTACT